GCCGCGTTTGCGTCTTCGGATCGACGTCGCGCATCACTGCCCTGACCATAGCCGCGCTGAAGAGTATCGGCCGCTCCCGTTGCGTCTGCTGCGTCATGTGGTGCTCCCTGCCATACTCGTAAAGCCTCCCAGACCGGTCGGGCAATCGCCACCCATCGGACAGACATAGCCCATCGGGCTACTCATGACGAGTCCGCATTTCGGGCACTTGCTGGCCTCTGGTTGAACGCCCGGCCAGATGGGAATCTGTGGCTGCTTCGACGCTCTTTCTAGGGCTTCGATGCGCTTCTTCAGCCATTCGATTTCTCCGACGACATCGTAAGTTTTGGTTCCTCCGCTCATCCCTCGCTCCCTTGCTTGATAGCGGCGTCAATAGCAGCGTGGATCTTCCAGTCGAATTGATCGGCGTCGCAGTCGAATTCGATGCGATCACCGCGCGGGTTACACAGGTTGACCCAGCCCGCACCGTTCTCCATGCAAGCCTGAATTTCCCAGCCTAACGGCAACTCACTGCACGCGCGTTGCACCGGGTCGGTGTTGTAGACCAGGTTCCAGTGCTGCGGACGATTCAACTGGCGCACAGCTTCATTACGCTCGCGCTGCAAGGTTTCGAGGGCGGCCAGATAGCCGGCGGCGAAGAATTTATCCGCCCCCATGTCGAGGTATTCGTTCGAATCGTCGCGCTGTAGACTCTCCACACGAAGTCGTAATCGCAATAGCAGCTCATATCAATCTCTAAAAGAACAACTTAAAGTGGGGGTCTATAGCGTCTTTGCTTCGATCCGGCGCGTGCTTTCGAGGGTGCGCCATACCTCGATCTTGGCTTGCGCCGCAATCATCTGCCAGCGGAACCGTTCTTCGACCTCTACGGCTGCGCTAAGCGCCACGAGATGTTCCATATAGCCTTCGTCGGCGTAGGCTTCCCGTTCCTGCGCATTGACCGATGAATGGCCGTCTTTCATGGCCGATTTCATCAGCAATGCTTTTTTGCTCTTTCGGTATTCCTCAAGATAGACGCGCTCGGCTTTTGCCTTGGCATAGGCCGGCGCGTTGTCCCGGATGAAATCGAGCGCGCGAAAGATATTGATCTCAGCTTCGGCGGTCATTTGATTTCCAGACGCTTTCCGCGTGCCAGATGTGCGCCTGGCACTTCGAAGCCATCTTCGATGGCCTTCTTGATCAATTTCTTATCCGGCGCAGGTGGGGGGGGCGCTGGATCTGTCATGTAGTTCGACGGGATCTGGCGCTCATCGTCAATCACCACGGATGCCGGGTTTTCGCGCACCGCGAGCTTGAAGAATTGGCATTCGATCTTCTGGATGTCAGCCATCAGCATGTTGTCGAGCAGATATTTGCGAACATTGCCGGCGCGGTTCTCGATTGCTTTGCGTCGGTCAGCCATGGCCTTTTCGGCTGCCTTTATCTGCTCGGCGCTGGCATCGAGGTTGCAAATGAATTGCGCTACGCTGATCGCCTTCGCTTCGAGATCGCCGCTGATGCTTTCAAGCGTATCGCGCACGACATCTTCAGGCATGTCGAGATCAGCCATTTTCTCAGCCGCCATGCGATGTTCGGCGGCTAGAACGTAGAGAGATGTGCTCATTTTTCGAGACCTCAGAATGGGATGTCGTCATCCATCGATTCGAAGCCACCAGCAGCAGGGGCGGGGGTGCTTGCGCTAGCTTTGCGCGGCGTGCGATGGCGAAGCGTGCCGATCAGCTTCGCGAGTTGCACCGGCTGAACCTTCTTGTCGAGGATCTCGCTCGCCGTCATTTCGGACTGAGAGTCGAAGAAGTAGGCCGGCACCACCTTGGTTCCTATTTCGCCGGTCTCGACACCGTTCTCGAGCTTCTGGTAGTCCTCGGTTTCGAATAGAATGCCGATCGGCTTGCTCATCAGGGAGTCGAAGATCATGCCTTCGACATCGACCATTCCTTGCGCGATGCGATCCCACTTGCGAACAAGCGCTTTCTTCGGAGCCATGTCGCGCACCCGTAGGCAGGCCATCAATGCCTGCAATTGCTTGAAACCGTACAGTTCCTTTCCTTCCTTGTTGTAGGCCCACAAGGTGAAATTGGCGCTCTGTTTGTCGTTCGTTTCGAACGCGAAGTCGATACCGATCGTGCCTTTCGCGCTCTTCACATCTTCGGCGCGATTGAAAATTCCGACATACTTTCCGATCTCGGTGATGCGGCCGCTACGTTCATCGGCCTGGCGTGCTGCTGTCGTGTTCAATGAGTACATGTCTGATCCTTGTGATTCAGGCGGGAATGGTCATTTCGTAAAAGGCGGTTATTGCACCGTCGACATAGGCGAGGTCGTTCGGAACGCGATCGGCTTCGAACAATCCCATGGGACTTTTAACGGTGTCCCGGCCGCTGTTACGCGTGGTGAAGGTGTACTCACCATCGTTGACATCGGTACGCAATACGATCGTCACAAGCCCTTCGATCGTGATTTTTTCGTCGAGCATCTTGCCGATCGTCTTGATCTTGGTATTGCCCGATTGATCTTCTTCGGTATGGCTTAGGATGTACATGCGCACATCGTCGGCGAGGTCTCCAGCGGCCATCAGAACGTCCCACGCGTGGCGCCCGATCTCTGTGAATTTGTCAAAACCGCGCTCGTCGCTGCGACGCATGAATTCGTTCGCGAGCATGTACTGGAAGTCGTCGAGCACGATTACCTTGCGCTGCGTCTTGCGCATAATCGCGATGATCTCGTCAGATTTGTCGGTCACGAAGATGTTTCCGGCCGGCGCTTCTTTCGTGCGGCGTGCCCATCCCTTACCTCGGAACGGGAGCGGCTTGCGAACCGTCTGGATCAAGAGGGTCTGTGCCGGGTCCATATTGGCCATGGAGTACGACTTGCCTGTTCCGGACTGGCCGAGGATTAACGAGGCAATGCTCATTTCGATCTCCCGATCGACAGCGCTTTCTCTATCGACCATCCATAGGTATTAAGACGCATGGTGATAGTGTTTGACTTGACACCGAGACGCCGAGCCCACTCGGCGACAGACAAAGTCTCTCCGTTAAATGTCAGATTTCTGATACGGGACGTGTTCTTGCCTTGCTCGCTCATTGGCATCCATCTGCAGTTGCCAGGCTCATAGTCTCTATCGTTGTCGATTCGATCGAGGGTCATGCCGTTGCAATCGCCCATATCCGAATAGAAGTTTTCGAAGTCTTGCCAACGATCACAGACCTTGATTCCACGTCCTCCATAGCGGTGATAGCGGACGTTAGAAGGCGTCTGGCAACGTCGCTTCATGTTCTTCCAGCATTCGTACTCGCGGGTTCTGCTTTTCTGATGTGTTTTCATGATTTCGATATCCTTGTGATTCTTGCCATTCAATGAATTCTTGAAATTCTTCGATTTCCTGCTGCTGCCGCCATTCCGCGCCGTTGCTCACGTCGATCTCACGACATGCACCGGCTCTGCCTGGATGAAAATAGACAGCGTTGACGCAAGACCGGCCGTGACGATGAGCCACAGGACAATGATTTCGCCGATGTTTCGAAGTGTTTTCATGTTGACCATCCGTAAATAAGCATCAGGGCGAAGCAGGTTCCAACCACCAGAACACCAAACCAGTCGAGCGTGGTCCGCATGGTTATCTCCCAAAGGCGAATGCGATCAGCAGCATCGTCACGATCCCCATGACACCGGCGCCAGCTGTGAATGCAATAGCCAGATCGGCCTCGTAAAACTCGCGCTCAGTCGGCGTTTTAATCGCCGGCCGCTCGATCCCGCGAAGCTGCCGCATGATCCGGTTCACCAGCTTGCGCAGGAGCCACTTGAATGAGGGCGTGCGCGTGATATTGCTTAGGAAAAGAGGGCGCATCATTCGATCTCCGATTCTTCCCGTGTCGGCTCCAACGCATCACCGTGGATCGGGCAAATGTTGTCTTCGGCGTAGCCGTACTCGTAGCCGTGGTTATGAATCACGCCGCGAACGTTCTCTTTGCAGAACGGGCACCAGCCGATCGATCCCTCGCGCGTCGGGCGGCGCAGCATGCAGTCGATTTCTTGCGCGGCGGTTCTCATGTGGACTCCTTACCTCAGTATTTACAGCGCTCAGGCGGTAGCGACTCTACCCAGCCAGGTCTATTTACCGCCGCGTGTCCGCAACGGAGAATCGCCACCCCTGAACGCTGTGTTCAGGTCAACCTTGCTGAAGGGCCAAGTACTGCATTCTTCGGTTTCGAGCCGTCGCTCTACGCCCAGCTGAAATCAATCCGTCTCGCCAACCGTTCGAATCACGCGCGGCTCACCTGAGATGACCAAAGAAGCTTCCAGTGCAGCCATAGCCTTGATACATTCCGCGGCAGCTACACCGGGATTTCCCCGCTGGAACACAAGCTCATCAGCAGCATCGTGAAGCGCCTGAATTGCTGCTCTTACCTTGAAGGTGGCGACTTCCATCTCAGACTCCTTAAGCCGTTTCGTGCTGCTTGACCTTGCTGCGGACCCAGGCGAGACGTTCAGCGTTGAGGTGCTGCGTTGCGGTTTCAGTTTCTTTCAAATAAACCACGTTGCCACCGAACGGAGTCATGGGATGCAGGTTGTCCGCTCGAAACGTCTTTCTGAGTTCCCTAAGAATTTTGGTTATTGCGTCGATGTCTAGGTCGCACTCAATGGTCCAGTCATAAACGTTTGCGCAAAGACCGGTGTTCCGAGAAAACGGTTCGCCTTGTGGCGCGCCTGCATCAATCCAATCGATCCACGATTGCAGAAACCGCTTAAGCAAATCGCTCATTTCGATCTCCTAGAACTGCGCTTCAACGAGCGGCTGAAGATGCAACCACGCCACATACGACAGAGGCCGGAGTCCGTGCGCATTGCACTGGGCTACGTAGGCTTGGTAGGTGGGCATGGCGGGCTCCTTATTCCGCGTCGATCATTCTCGAATACAAGTCGTGCGCGCTGGCCTGCAACTCGACCACGGTCGGCTCAAGCTTGGCTTTAGCGGCGGCCCCTGCGGCGGCCCGTGCGGCGGCCCGTGCGGCGTCCCCTGCGGCGGCCCCTGCGGCGTCCCATGCGGCGGCCCGTGCGGCGGCCCATGCGGCGGCCCGTGCGGCGGCCCCTGCGGCGGCCCATGCGGCGGCCCATGCGGCGTCCCCTGCGGCGGCCCATGCGGCGGCCGCATCTTTCCTGGCTGCATCAAGCTTCGGCTGTATCGCAATGAGGTCGGCGGTGCACGTGATCTGCGGATGTGCCTGAATTGCTTGAGCGTGATGCGCGAGGCCCGGGTTCAATGCAAGCCACGCAGCGCAGTGCACGCGGATCAGCCAGTCCATCGCCATCCATCCTCGCTTCTGCGAAAGCTCGGGCGTTTTGTTCGTGCCGGGCAGGCGAACGATGTATTGCTTGAGCTGCATGCGCTCTTCGTCCGATCGCATGCAGTCGTTCCACGACATACCGAAACTACGGAGAACCGGATCGACGCATTCCGGCGCATCGCCAAACGGCTCGCCGGCAAACATGCTCACCACCTCGAGCAGGCAATGACCCTGTTCGGGCGTCTTGTGATTGCCGTGGTTCAGCGTGATTGCGTCCAGTTCTTCCAGCGTCAGTCGTTTCACTTGTCTCTCCGGTCGGTGCTGCGTGTCGTGCAGCGTTAGAGACATCTTAGACATAGCCGTCTTAACTGTCAAGACGTGAATGTCTAAATTTGAACGGAAATAGACGAAGGCGACTGAGCGTTGCTCAGTGCATAAGGAGGGCGAGCGCGCGCATGTGCGCCATGAGAAGGCCGTTCATGGCCTGAAGGGCGTCTTCCGGACGAAGGTTTATCTCGAGCCGCTGCAGGGCGCCAGTGGGCCCGATCTCAATCGTGACCGACGATGTAGGGGCGGGCGGTGGAGGAGGCAAAACGACATCATTGAGTACGACCAGCCGCAGATAAGGCTTTTGCGGCGTCTCCTGTTTCATGGTTCACCCGCTGTGGGAGCGGGCGACGGCCTCTATGTGCCGGTCCCGCGTTTCTGACTCTCTGAAGTAAACATTACCGACGCCTTGGAATTTTCAATTAGCTGAATAGAGGTCGAAAGGTGCAGTAAATCGTTCTCTTCGAGAGCATTTTTATTCGCCAGGTCCACGATTCTCCTGACGATATCGGCCACGCGCGGCTGCAGGGCGCCTTGCAACACGTCGAACTCGGGGCTGAGCAGCGCCGGCAGCGGACAACGAAGCTTGAGGGACAGTGCGTCAAGATTACTGAGTCTCGGATCCGTGGCTTCATGTCGCAACCGATGGATCTGCCGCTGGCCGAGCCCGGTTCGCTCGCCCATATCGGCATCGTTACGAAACATCTTCCCCTCGCCAATCAGGCGACCGATGTTCTCACTGAGGATCTTCTGTGCTTTAGACATGGGTGGAAGTTTAGTTTTCACGCGTAGTCATATGTGTCTTGCTTGTTAAGACATTTGCGTCTAAAATAGGCGTGTCATCTACCAACCACGTAGCGATCACGTCATGAATGAATTCCGAATCCTGCGCGAGTGGCTTTCCCAGCAATCGCTGACGCCGATCGCAAAAGTGACCGGCATCAACCGCCGGACCTTGCAGCGCATCGTCACGGAAGACGACTACCTCGTGAAGGTCGACAAGTACCTGGTGCTGAAAGCCGCAATGGATGGTTCGAACAAGAAGCACACCAAGAAAGCAGCTGCCTAACTAACGACCATCCGACAGACCGGATGGTCTTTTTTTCGCCGCAGCGCGTCATTCCAAACGATTACAAATAATTTGGACCGGATCACAAATGGAGCAACCCGCCTTGTTTTACGAGACGTTTAACGACGCTTTGGATGCCTGTGTAAAGGCGTGCGGTGGAGCGAAGGTCGTGGGCTGCAAGCTCTGGCCGGAGAAGACGCCGGACGCTGCGCATCGTCTTCTGCTCGCGTGCCTTAACGAGGATCGCGCCGAAAGGCTCGGGCCCGAGCACCTGCTGATGATCATGCGACTCGGTCGTGAGCGCGGGTTCCATGCGGCGATGAATTTCATCGCACGGGACTCGGGGTACGGAGATCCGATGCCGATCGAACCGGAAGACGAGAAGGCACGTCTGCAGCGCGAGTTCATCGAAGCGCAGCGATCAATGCAAAAACTCGCCGAGCGCATGGAGCGAGTCGGCCTTATCAGGAGCGCAGCATGACTATCGACCTGTGGATTGATCTCTATTTCGCCGCGGTGATCTTTGTCGCCTTTGGCGGGTTCTGGGTGATCGCGTGAAGACCATCCTTAAGCGCGCCGTCATGTGGGCGTACTGCCACGAGTTCATCTGCGCTGCCACGGTGGCTAAGGTGTTCGCAAGGTTTGATCTGAAGGGGCATTAAATGAAATTCACCATCGAAAACGTAACCATCACGGCTGAAGGCGATCCGAACAGTCCCGTGTTCGCTGTCGAAATCAGCAGCGGCTCGAAGCCAAGCACTGTCTATATCGGCGCAGATCAATTGCCGATGCTCGTGACGGCATTGGGCGCTATCGCTCAACTTGTCGAAATTGCCAAACAGCTCTAACGGATGCATGCGTGCAAGAAAATCCACAGCTCGAGGATGGATACACAAGGCTCGCTAATGAGCTATTCGACGCCATTCTTGCGTTTCCGTTTTCTGGGCGCCAACTGAAGGTTGTCATGACGATCATTCGGAAGACATATGGCTACAACAAGAAGCGCGACGACATGTCGGCTTCCCAGATCGCGAATGTATGCGGTATGGCGCGGCCGCATGTTGTGAAGACGCTCGGTGAATTGGCCGGTATGAACGTCATCGTGAAGCAGTCCGGCAAGTTTGGATCGCTTATCGAGATCAACAAGAAATACATGTCTTGGGGTAGTACCGAATTGGTATCACCTAGTACCGAATTGGTATCACGTGGTACCGAATCGGTACATGTACCGAAACAGTACTCCCCTAGTACCGAATCGGTACAGGTCGCTAGTACCGAATCGGTACACACAAAAGACAACCTTCCAAAAGACAACCAACAAAAGACATTAGCGCCGAGCGAAAGAATCTCGCTCGACGCAGATGGCGTGTGGATCAATATCCCGGACGCCTTGATGGCGAATTGGGAACAAGCCTATCCAGCCCTTAGCCTGGAGGCGGAGCTTTCGAAAGCTGCCGCTTGGATCATCGCCAATCCGAAAAACAAAAAATCGAACTACGCACGCTTTCTCACGAACTGGCTGACGAGGGCGCAGGACAGCGCGCCTCGCCGTTCGACGAATGCGAATTCTGATAACCGTCCCAAGCTCGTGTACTGATGAAAACCTTTATCGACTACGGCATCGACATCGGCAACCGTTCGGGCGTCGAGATCAAGACGACTTGCCCGCAGTGCTCCGCTGGCCGGAAGAAAGCCCTTGAACAACGTTTCGAGGAAAACACGATTCGCACCGAGAGCGGTTGCCAGGAGTGGATCGGCGCCAAGACAGACAAGGGGTATGGCTTGATCGAAGTGGATGGGAAGACGCGCCGCGCGCACCGAGTCGCCTACGAGCACTTCCAAGGGGCGATACCTGCTGGCATGTTGATCCTGCATCGCTGTGATAACCCGGCATGTGTGAACCCAGAGCATCTTCGCCCCGGCACCCAGGCCGAGAACATGCAGGACATGGTTGCTAAGGGTCGCCAGCGCATTGTGGTCACCGATGCGCGAAAGGGCCCAAAGTCGGCGTATGAGACAAACACAAGCGGACACGTCGGGGTCTACTCGATCCGTGGTGGTGCGCGTTGGGGCGCGAAGCTCGGGAATCGCTATCTCGGTTCATTCGCAACGTTCGATGAAGCGGTGGCTTGCCGCGCCCAGGCGGAGGCAGCATGAAAACTTGGTCCGACTTTGGGATTGATGTTGGTGGCCATGTTTCTGGCGAGATCAAGGCGCTATGCCCGCAGTGCTCGCCTACCCGCAAGAAGAAGAATCTCAAGGTCCTGAATTGCAATCTCGACAAGGGAGTTTTTAATTGCTGGCATTGCTCGTGGTCGGGAACGCTCAAGGGTGGCGAATGGCAAAAGCCAGAGATCCGCAAGGTCTACACGAAGCCGACTTTCGTCAAGGTTGAGAAAAAGACTGACGAACTGCAGGCATGGTTCGACACGCGCGGCATCTCCGCCGAGGTCGTGAAGCGTAACCAGATCACGCTGGGCAAGGAGTATTTCCCGCAAGTCGAGGAAGAGCGCGGTTGCGTGCTGTTCCCCTACTTCCGTGGCGAAGAAGTCATCAACATCAAGTACCGGACGCGCGACAAGCTTTTCCGCATGGCGTCGGGTGCAGAGCGAATTCTGTACGGCATTAACGATATCAATCCGGACGTGCTGGTCTGGGTTGAGGGTGAGATCGACAAGCTATCCGTCGAAATGGCGGGGCTAATAAGCTGCGTATCGGTTCCTGACGGTGCGCCGGCTGCTGATTCGAAGTCGTACAGCAACAAGTTCGATTTTCTGACCGATAAAGCGCTCGAGGCCGTCAAGTTGCACATCATCGCTGTCGATAGCGATGAACCTGGCGTTCGGCTGCAGGAAGAGCTTGTTCGGCGCCTTGGCCGCGAGAAGTGCCTTGTCGCGGTGTGGCCGGAAGGCTGCAAGGACGCAAATGAAGTTCTGCTGACGCACGGTGCCGATGTGGTCGCGGAGTGCCTGGCGAACGCGCGACCGCTGCCCATCGAAGGGACATACAGCGTCGACGACATCTCGGAATCGATCTTCAACGACTACGAATACGGCCCGGAGCGCGGCATTTCGACCGACTGGCGCGTGATGGATGACACGTACCGTGTTATGGCCGGCGAGTGGACGCTTGTGACGGGCATCCCCGGTCATGGCAAGTCGGAATGGCTTGATGCGTTGGCGCTCAATCTGGCCGAGTCGCACGGCTGGTCGTTCGGCGTGTTCTCCCCGGAAAACCAGCCGATCAAGTACCACGTCGAAAAGATGGCTGAGAAGGTCATTGGCAAGCCCTTCATGAAAGGCCTGACGGAGCGCATGACGCGCGACGAAGTGCAACGCGCGCTGTCGTTCATTAACGAGCACTTTCATTTCATGCTGCCGGAGTATCCGACGATCGAAGGGTTGCTCGAGATCGCCCAGCAGCTCGTGCTTCGCCACGGTATACGCGGTCTGATCATCGACCCGTGGAACGAGATCAACCCGCAGCGAGACGGGAGCGTTTCGGAGACGGACTATATCTCCCAGGCGCTCACGCGGATCCGCACGTTTGCCCGAAAGAACCAGGTGCACGTGTGGCTCGTGGCGCACCCGACAAAGCTGCGCAAGAACGACGACGGAAAGTACCCGGTGCCGACTCCGTACGACGTTTCCGGCTCGGCGCACTGGCGCAATAAAGCCGACAACTGCATCACGGTTTACCGCGACGTGATGACCGATGGCCCCGTTCAGGTGCACGTACAGAAGGTGCGTAAAAAAATGAACGGCAAGGTCGGCATGGTCGAGTTCGATTACGACAAGGTATGCGGCCGGTATCAGGCGCACCACGTTGGCATCTTGCCGTATCGAAAGGCGAGAGCCGCATGACGACGCCCGCCAATCCATGGGTACCGGTTCAGGAGCATCTGAAGCGGTTTCTTGAAGAGCTTGCGAAGAAGCAAGGGAGACGATGATGGCTAACCGCGAAAAACCGACGATAAAAACCGTGATCGAGACGATCGAACAGCACGGCGGCCAGATGCAGACGGCAGAGCTTAAGGCAGCGCTCGGCGAAATGTCCGAAACCTCCATCTACCGCGGATGCAAGGACGGGATCGACGAGGGTTACCTGACTCTTCAGCGAGTGAAGCGAAATTCCCACGAAACGGGGCGAAAGCAGTGCGTCTACGTTCGAACGAAGAAGCTTTATGAAGCGCCGAAGCTTGCAGCGAAAACGCTCCGGACGCGCGATAGCAAATGGCGCAAGAAGTCGCTCGACGAACAGAGCGCGGAGATTCTGCCGTTTCGGCACTGGCAAGACGCATTGCTGTTTGGCGCATACGGGAAGCCGTACAAGCCGGCAGCGGTAACAGGGCGCATCTACTCGAAGATGCGGGAAGACGATCTGGAAGAGGCAGCTTAAACATGGCATACGACAACACGAACCGCGGCACGCTTGGCCGCAACCTGAAGCGCGCGAAAGACACTCACCCGGAATATTCGGGCAAGTTGAACGTCGACGGCGTCGAATACTGGGTGTCTGGGTGGGTAAAGGATGGTCCGACCGGCAAGTTCTTTAGCCTGGCGATCAAGCCGAAGGACGAGCAAGCCGCAGCGCCTGCACCTGCTGCGCCGGCTGGCCGCTTCGAAGAAATGGACGACGACATCCCGTTCTGAGGTTGCCATGCTCCAGTCACAGCTCAAGCCCAAGAAGTGCAGATCCTGCGCGAAGACATTCACGCCGGCGCGCTCGATGCAGAAAGCCTGCTCCGTCCAGTGTGCGATCGACCTGGCAAAAAAGCTCGCTGACCAGAAAGCAGCCAGGGCGAAGCGGGAAGAGCGGGTATCGCTGCGGGAGCGGAAAGCGAAGCTCAAGACGCGCCGCGAGTTCATCGCTGAAGCGCAGGCGGTCGTCAACAAGGTCGCCAGGCTCCGGGACATTCTTGCCGGGCACGCATGTATCTCGTGTGGAGCTAGACCTGACTGGCGGTTCGGGGGCGCCGTCGACGCGGGCCATTACCGATCGGTTGGAAGCGCGCCGCACATGCGCTTCTTTCTGCCCAATATCCGGCTCCAGTGCAAGCGATGCAACCGTGATCTGGGTGGCGCGACCGTTAGCTACCGGGCGGGACTCGTCGAGCGGATCGGAATCAACCGCGTTGAAGAGATCGAATCCATGCAGTGGACCGCTAAATGGTCCGTCGAGTATTTGCAGCGTCTCAAGAAGGTCATGAACAAAAAGGCTCGCCGGTTAGCGCGTCGAATCGAAATGATGAAGGAGGCCGCGTGATCCCAAAAGGCGCAAAAGTTCGCATCAAAGACAGCGAGATTGATAGCTTCTATGTCGATTTCCAGAATCGCGTCCGCGATCGCATCGGAATTGTTCGAGGTCACGTGGGAACGAAGACTCGAGATCCGATTCCCCTCGTTGAATTTCCGGCAATTGGTCGAAGGAGGCATTTCGACGCAGGAATGGTCCGGGAGAAGTGGCTTGAAGTGGTTGACTTGCCGACAAACTCGGAACCGGCATGACCATCTTCGAAGACATGATGCTCTACCCCAGCTCGCACAAGCGCGAATGCCTGTTCCAGAACCGCTGCATCTGCGGCCAGTACGAGCGTCAGAACGCCGACTTCGAGGCAAGGCTTAAGCGGGCTATGGAGAGGTGCTCAACGGATATTTGCAACGATCGGGAGCCAGCATGATCGACATCGAGCGACTCGAATCACTGGCTAAGGCGGCTGGTGGAGAGGAGTGGACGGCTACGGATCGGATCGTATGGTTTGGCGATGGCGATTCCGCTTTGCAGGTAATGAATCCGATCCCCGTCTTTATTACATACGACAACCTCGGAACATGGCCCGATCCGATCGCGGCTGAGGATGTGGCTCAGTTCGCTGCCGCTGTCAGTCCTGCCGCGATTATCGAGCTCATCGCGGAGATGCGAGCGTTGCGGGCTATGTCGAAGGGACCCGATCAACTGCAGTACCCACAGGAGAAGTGAAATGGAGCACTGGCAGAAACCCTGCAATCCGCAAGCGGTCAAGCAAGACACCGTAACCAGCCTCGGCAACGAGCTGGCCGATGCGATCGTCAATCTGCGCGCGCTCATCACGAACCTGGCTTCGTGTGCGAAGCCGGTATGTGCGAACTCGCTCGCCACGCAACAGGGCATGCAGTCGAACAGACCGCCGCAGGCCACGCAGGCCAACGAACAGCTTCTGGCCCTGATCGAGCAGGTCAACGGAGCCAGCCAGGACGTGCGCGACATCATCGACGGGCTGCGGGTATAAGGAGAGCGCTATGAAACTTTGCAAAGACTGCGAGCATTTTCGCGCATCGCCGTTGGTTACGTACACGTTTTGCACGCATGAGGATGCGGCGAAAGACCCCGTGTCGGGACGGGCATTTGCCGATTTCGAGCGCGACATCCTTGGCAATTGCGGAAAGGATGGAAAGCTGTTTGAGGCAAAGCCAGTGCGCATCGGATTCTTCAAGCGCATCTTCGGCTGATCGGGCTAACGGGGAAATCATGGAAACGATCGACGACAACCAGCAACTGGATGAATTCTGCACACGATGGGCGCAGTGGCATCGATCGCGCAGACTGTTCGCGCCGCCGATCCCGCTGAACATCCTCGCACGGATGAGACCTCAGCCGGTCAGAGAGGCACCTGATGCCATCCTGAGCGCCGATCTTTCCTACTTCAATCTGGCTCTGCTGGGACAGCCGGAAGGAACAGCAAAGATGGCGTTCTACCTCTACTACCTGCACGAGATGCGGCCGATCAAGACTGTGGCGGCAGCGATGGACATCAGTCCGCAAGCGTTCTACAAGGCGCTCAAGAAATGCCGCTCGGATTCTTATGCGCTCTATACGCGCATGATGAGTGGTCAGGAAACCGAAACGGTTGATAAAACCGTGGTTGATGAAATTGCCAGTTAAATCCATAATTCAGGAAAGCTGAATCAATATCACTAAGCCTCGCATGGTCAACGCCACGCGGGGCTTTTTGCTTTGTCGATACGCTCGCTTCGAGCGTAGTTCGCAGTCTCACGGAATTCAAGTATTGCCAGTCACGCGGCAGTCGGTGTCGCAGAGCACAACCGGGCTGGCTCCCTTCTTCACGCAAGACGTGAGTGCGCTAACCGCGTCAGCTTCGGACGAATTGGAAGTCGTAGCTCTCCGCCGGGAAACCGGAACTCGATACGACGCGGGCCGTGGCACCCCCTCAAACATTGGAGTCGATCATGACCGATGCAATCGCGCAGGCAGCAGCAGACATGGCAGCGGCACCGAGCAGCACGGAGCCCGTCACCGGCAATGTGCTGGTCAACGAGACGCCCGCAGGTGAACAGGGAAACGTGAATGCGGCCGCTGGGTCGCAACCGGCCGCGGATACGACGTTGAAATCGAGCGAGCAGCCGGCTACGAATGAAGCGCCCGAAGCTATGCCCCGTGAATCGCACCTGATGCTGCTCGAGCACAAGCTCACAGCTATGCACGCCAAGTTCAAGACCGGCGAGCGGATCGTGATCGATGAGTTCGAGTCGATCCTCGGTCACATTCGCGCTGTGCTCTGAAGTAGATGCGAGTAGATCGCAATGGCTAAGGGCATAAAAACGGGTGGCCGCTCCAAGGGGACGCCCAACAAAGCGACCGCGGACATCAAGGCACTCGCACAGGTGCATGCCGTTGATGCGGTCGCCATGCTCGCAGTCATCATGATGAATAGCGAGAGCGACACCGCGCGCATTGCTGCCGCCAAAGAACTGCTTGACCGTGGCTACGGCAAGGCGATGCAGGGCGTTGAACTCACCGGCAAGGATGGCGAGCCTGTGGCGTTCAGGCAGATCGAGCGAGTGATTGTCCGTTCTAAGGATTGACACTGCGGCGGTCTACGAACCGCTGCTGAATCCAGCCCGGTACAAGGGCGCACACGGCGGTCGCGGGTCAGGCAAGTCTCATTTCTTCGGCGAGTTGTGGCTCGAAGAGAACATCGCCGAGAAGTTGGACTTCGTCTGCGTGCGGGAGACGCTCAAGTCGCTTGAGTTCTCGGTAAAGAAGCTGCTGGAGTCGAAGATCGAGCGTTTCAACGCAGGCGCCTATTTCGACGTGCAGGATCGCCGGATCATGTCCAAGGCCGGCGGTGTGACGATCTTCGAAGGAATGCAGAACCATACTGCGGAGTCGATCAAGTCGCTTGAGGGCTTCGACCGCGCGTGGTTCACGGAAGCGCAGAACGCGACGGACAAGAGCCTGACGATTCTGCGCCCGACCATCCGCCAGCCCGGTTCGCAGTTGTGGTTCGACTGGAATCCCGATAGCCCCACCGACCCGATTGATGTACTGCTGCGCAGTGGTGACGATGAGTTGCCGGATTCGGTCGTGGTCGAGGCGAACTATATGGACAACCCGTGGCTGCCTGACGTGCTGCGCGACGAAATGGAGTTCGACAAGCGCCGCGACCCGGACAAATACGCCTGGGTGTGGCTGGGCAAGTACCGGCAGAACAGCGAAGCGCGTGTATTCCGCAACTGGCGCATCGAGGAGTTCGAGCGGCCGGCCGGGACGATTCATCGCTTGGGCGCGGACTGGGGATTCTCGGTCGATCCCAGCGTTCTTATTCGCAGCGATATCGAGGGCAACCGGCTGTACGTCGACTATGAGGCGTACATGGTGGGCTGCGAGATCGTGAACCTGCCGGAACTGTTCATGAGCGTGCCGGATGCTGAGAAATGGCCGATTACGGCTGACTCTGCAAGACCGGAGACGATCAGCCACATGCAGAAGAACGGATTCCCGAAGATCCGGCCTGCGATCAAGGGCGCAAAGAGCCTGGAAGAGGGTGTCGAGTTCCTCAAGAGCTTCGACATCATCGTGCATCCGCGCTGCAAGCACCTGATTGATGAACTGACGCTGTACAAGTACAAGGAAGACCCGCTGACCGGGGCAATCCTTCCCATTCTCGAAGACAAGGACAACCACGTGATCGATGCGCTGCGCTACGCCTGCGAAGGGGCTCGTCGTGCCGGGAAGGCTCCGAAGCCGTCGAAACCCGTGATTCGCCGCACCGTGCATGGTGCTGGCGCCTGGATGGGCTGATATGGCGCGCAAACGCAAATCCGACGACGCTGAAAGTAGCGGTCTCGATCCGATCGTCAAGGAAGCGAAAGATCGTTTCAAGCGCTGCGAGGACGCTGAGAGCGAATTCCGCAAGCTGTTCGTCGAGGACATGAAGTTCGCGAACGGTGATCCGGACAACAACTGGCAGTGGCCGGACCGCATCCGCCAGTCGCGTGATGGCGACGCGCGCCCGTGCCTGACCATCAACAAGGTCCGTCAGCACAATCTGCAGATCATCAACGACGCGAAGCAGAACAAGCCGAGCATCAAGACGCTGCCGATAGACGGTCAGGCAGACATCCAGATCGCGAAGATTCTCGATGGCATCATGCGCCACGTCGAATACAACTCGCACGCCGAGATCGCTTACGACACGGCGACGGAATTTGCAGTGCAGGGCGGTCTTGGCTACTGGCGCGTCATCACCGACTATGCGCACGACGGTTCGTTCGAACAGGAAATCTTCATCCGCCGGGTGAAAGATCCGCTGTGCGTGATGATCGACCCGGATATCCAGTCGGCCGACGGCGCCGATGCGAAGTTCGGCTTCGTGTTTGAGGATGTGCCGAAGGACGAATACGAGGCGATGTATCCGGATGCCGATCCGGCGAACGTCACCTTCCCGATGGAATCCACCGGCGACCCGTGGCTGGAGAAAGATCACGTGCGCGTGTGCGAATACTTCCGGCGCGCCGAGAAGACCGACACGCTGGTCAATCATCCGGCGCGCGGCCCGGTTCGCATGTCGCAAATCACCGACGCTGACGAGCGCAAGGCGTTGCAGGACGATGACAGCGTGAAGAAGCGCGCGATCTCCGAGCCGCATTTCGAGTGGTTCAAGATCGCGGGCGACAAGATCATCGACCGCAAGGAATGGCCGGGCCGCTATCTGCCGATCGTGCGCGTGGTGGGCGAGGAAATCGTCATCAACGGCAAGGTCGAGCGCAAGGGCCACACGCGGAACATGAAAGACGGCCAGCGCATGTACAACTACATGACGTCGGCCAACGTCGAGTACGTCGCGCTGCAGACCAAGACGCCGTATGTCGCGCCGGCTGAAGCCCTTGAAGGCTACGAGGATGAGTGGGCGAACGCGAACAAGGACAACAAGGCGTATCTGCCCTACAACAGCCGCGACGAGTTGGGCAATGAGATTGCGCGTCCGCAGCGCGAGCAGCCTCCTGTAGGCGCTTCTGCGTACCTGCAGGCCATGCAAACGGCCCAGCAGGAACTGATGATGACCTCGGGCCAGTATCAGGAGCAGTTCGGCGCGCCGTCGAACGCGGATGCGGGTGTTGCAATCGCAGCCCGCCAGCGTCAGGGCGACAAGGCGACGTATCACTTCATCGACAACGTTGCGCGGGCCATTCGCTATACCGGTCGCATCATGGTCGACCTGATCCCGAAGATCTACGACACGCAGCGTGTGGTGCGTATCGTCGGTGAAGATGGCAGCGAGGACTTCGCACAGATCAATCCGGACCAGCAGCATGCAGTAGGCGACCAGCAGGGCAATCCGCAGCAGGTTCCAGCGGATAACTCGAAGCTGAGCGCCGCGCAGGCCGCGCAGCTCATCTACAACCCCGGTATCGGTCGTTACGACGTGACCGTGGAAGTGGGCCCGAGCTACGAGACGCGCCGTCAGGAAGCGTTCCATGCGCTCACACAGATCATGTCGCAGGATCAGGAACTGATGAAGGTGGCCGGCGACCTGCTGTTCAAGGCTGCGGACTTCCCGATGGCCGAAGAGGTCGCGGAACGCCTGCACCGCACGATCCCTGCTGCGATCCTTGGCGAGGGCCCGACGCCGACCGAGCAGGACATGGAGCAGAAGATCCAGCAGATGGGCCAGATGATCGAGCACATGAGCCAGATGCTTCAGGACAAGTCCCGCACGGAAGGCCGCGAGGACGATCATCTTCAGGTTGATATTTACAAGGCGGAAACGGACCGCATCAAGGCTATCGCGCCCGACATGGCGCCCGAAATGATCGCTGCCATTGCCGCGCACCTTGTTGCCGAGACGCTGCGAACAGGCGATCCAGCACAGATACAGCCGCTGCCGACCGGCGACCCAAGTCAGCAAATGCAGCAGCCCCCTCAACCCGCTTCGGCGGGTTTTTCTTTGCCCGCTCAACCTGCACAGGGGTAACTCATGAGCTACATCGGAATCCTTCAGGACGCGTCCAACCCGACCCCGGTCACTGCACTTTTCATCATCCGCCAGACGCTGGCTCCTGCATCGGTCGGCGCGAATACGACTTCCGAGCAGACGTTCACGGTCCCCGGCCTCCAGGTCGGTGATTCGCTCGATGTCAACAAGGCATCGCATCAGGTCGGCTTGTCGATCGGCAACGTGCGCGTCTCTGCTGCGAACACGATCGCAATCCAGTTCGTGAATTCGAGCGCGGGTGCGATTGTGCCGGCTACCGAGCAATACATCATCGGCGGTCAGCGCTAAGACGCAGCAACACAGCTTTCCAGAAGGCCCGTTTCCAGCGATGGAGCGGGCCTTTTTGTTTATCCGTACCCGGCGGCATCCGGGGCTAAATCCTTGGACACGTCCATGCAAACCGAAGAGAACGCAGCAGAACAGAACGTCACGCCTACGGCCTCCACGGAACAGGCGCAACAGCCCGCTCAAGAAGTCAGCACGGAACCGGGCGCCGAGCAAACCGCAGTTGAGCAGACCGAACAGGCGCAGCAGGAAAAGCCCAAGAACGACTGGGTTCAACGCCGCATCGACCAGCTCACGCGGGAGAAGCATGAGGAAAAGCGGCAGCGTGAAGCGCTAGAGCAGCAGTTGCAGCAGTACCGGCAACCCGCTGAGACGACGCAGCAGCCCGCGCAGCGGCAGATGAGCGCCGATGACGTGCGGGCCGAAGCGAAGCGCCTCATTCAGCAAGAGAAATTCGACGAAGCCTGCAACAAGGTATTCGACGCAGGCAAGACCGAGTTCTCGGGCGACTGGGATTCATCGTTGCGGACGTTCCAGATGCTCGGCGGCGCATCGCCTGAGTTTCTCGAAGCGGTCACGTCGATGGATGCCGGCCACAAGGTGCTTCATCACCTGGGCCAGAACCCCGACGTCGCTGAACGCGTGCTGTCCCTTCCTCCGTTGCGCATGGCGCTTGAACTGGCGCGTCTTGAATCGACGGTCGGTCAGGCCAAACCCAAACCCGTTTCCAACGCCCCCGCACCGATCAACCCGATTGGCGGACGGTCTGCGCCTGTCGAGCCCGAAGAGTTCGCGACGACGGCGGAACAGATCGCGTGGTGGAAGAAACACGGCTCCAAATGAGGCTGAAAAATGTCTAATACTCTTCTCAATACCAGCAAGATCCTCGACAAGTCGTTGATGATCCTGGAAAACAACCTCGCGTTCTCGTCGCGGGTCAACAAGGAATACAGCGACGAGTTTGCGGTCAAGGGCGCGAAGATCGGTTCGACCGTCAACGTTCGCAAGCCGGTGCGCTTCGTCGGCACGACCGGCCCCGCGCTGGCTGTCGAGAACGTGGTGGAAACCGTCGTGCCGGTCACGCTCGACACGCAGTTCCACGTTGACTTCACGTTCTCGTCGCAGGAACTGACGTTGAACGTTGACGACTTCGCTGAGCGCTATCTCGCGCCGGCGATGGCGACGATTGCCAACAAGATTGACCTGGACGGCCTCGGGCTGTACACGACGGTCGCGAATCAGGTCGGCACCGCCGGCACCACGCCGAGCGACATCGCAACGCTGCTGGCTGCTGGCACGCGTCTGGACCAGGAAGCGACGCCGCGCGACGGTCAGCGTGCGGTCGTGTGGGATCCGGCAGCGAACGGCTCGATGGTGAAAGCCGCGGCGGGCCTCTTCAACGCACCGCAGAAGATCAGCGACCAGTACGCAAGCGGCATCTTCGTTCCGGCGCTTGGCTTCGACGTCGGCATGGACCAGAACATCCGCCAGGCGACGGCAGGCACGCGCACCAACGGCACTGTATCGGGCGCAGGCCAGACGGGTAGCTCGCTGCTCGTGACCGGTCTCGGTGCTGCGGCTACGGTCGCGGCCGGTGACACGTTCACGATCGCGGGCGTGTTCGCGGTGAACCCGCAATCGCGCCAGTCGACCCGTGTTCTTCGCCAGTTCACGGTGCTGACCGCCGCGACGGCGGATGGCTCGGGCAACGCAACGCTGTCGATCTTCCCGGCGATCAACACCGCGGCGTCGAACCAGCAATATCAGACGGTCACGGCCGGCCCGGCCAACGCTGCTGTCGTGACGTGGGACGTGGCTGCGAGCACGCAGTACACCGTGAACATGGCGTACCACAAAAACGCCTTCACGCTGGCCACGGCTGATCTGCAAATGCCGGAAGGTGTCGACTTCGCCGGCCGTCGTAACCACAAGGGCATCTCCATGCGGATCGTGCGTCAGTACGCGATCGGCACGGATACTTTTCCATGTCGAATTGATGTCCTTTATGGGTGGAGACCCCTGTACGGCGAGCTTGCATGCCGCATCGCAGGCTAGAGAGGCTGGAATTTAAGTTGTAAACTCCTCGGATTTGCGGCAATATTTAGTCTCAAATCCGAGGAGGCAAAGATGGTTGAATGTTGCATCAAAGGTTGTGAAAAGGCGTCCAAATCGCGTGGCATGTGCAACACGCATTACGAGCGCTATCGGCTTGGGCGGAATGTTTCTGCTGACGCCCCAAAGCAATATCACGGGCTCAGTAATCAGGACCGTTTTGAAAAGTATTTCAAGGCCGATGAGTCTGGTTGTTGGCTTTGGCTTGGCTCACTGAACAACAAGGGATATGGGCAGTTCAATCTGAAGGGTGATCGCCCCGTTCCGGCGCATCGAGCCTCATGGTTGATCTACAAGGGCGTGATTCCAGTGAATCCGGAAAGCGCTTATCAGACGCTGTATGTGCTCCACCGTTGCGACAATCCAAAATGCGTCAATCCTGAGCACCTGTTTTTGGGTTCGCAGCAGGGAAACATGGACGACAAGATGCAGAAGGGCCGTCATGCGTATGGCGTCTCGCTCGGCGTCGATCATGGCAATGCAAAGATGAACGAACAAATTGTCCGAGAGATACGCGCAAGCGCGGAATCCGATGCAGTTCTCTCGAAAAAATATGGCATCTCGCGAGCGAGTATCTACGCCGCGCGGCGCCGGCAGACATGGAAGCACGTCACCTAAGCAGTATCAGACAAACGCAAGCTCACTTCGGTGGGCTTTTTTTATGGGCGCGAGGAATGTCACACACCTACGAATACCAGGAATTCCCCAAGTGGACTCGCAACGGCGATAAGGAGCGACTCGTCCACTCTCGCGAAGAGCTTGAGGCGCTTGGGGATGGATGGTCCGACCATAAATATGTCGCCCCCAAGACGATCATTGAGGGTGAAAATTTCCAAAAGTATCCAATGTGGGTCGGCTCGGTGCTCGTGAATAGCGCTGAAGAAGAGGCCGCATTGGGGGAGCCAGACACCGACGAGCGCACCGCACTGTTCCAGATCGCTGCCGAAAAGGGCGTGAAGATCGACAAGCGCTGGTCGACTGAGAAGATCCGCGCTGCGCTGGAGGCCGCGTGACAACCGCCGTCGACCTGATCACGCTCGCGCTGAAGGACATCGGCGCGCTCGGCGTGGGTCAGGCGATCTCGGCAGAGGACACCGCCGATGCGCTTGCCACGCTGAACATGCTGATGGATCAGCTTTCGGTTGAGCGGTTGAGCGTCTTTCACCTGGTCGATACCGCGCATCAGGCGAATGGATCGGTGTCGTACACGGTCGGCCCCGGTGGCGATTTCAATATCCCGCGGCCGGTCAAGATCAACGCCGCGTACGCACGCCTGCAAAGCAGCGGAGCAGGGAGTGCGGTCGATTACCGGATCACCATGATTGACGCGCGCGAGGACTATGCGCGGATCAGCCTCAAGACGCTCGTTTCGTTCCCGGAATACGCATTCCTCGATACCGCGTATCCGCTCGCGAACCTGATTCTTTACCCGGTGCCGAACAGCAGCTACGAGCTGCATATCGTCACGATGGACGTGCTGCAGCAGTTCGCCACAGCCGCGACCGTCGTCAACCTGCCGGGGCCGTACAAGGCGCTGCTTCGCTACAGCCTCGCTATCTATCTGGCGCCGTCGTATCAGCTTGAGCCGACACCGTCGCTGGTGAAGCTCGCGATGAATGCGAAGCGCGTCGTCAAAAGAATGAATGTCCAGATTCCTTCGCTGACCATGCCGCGCGGACTGATGTCGAAGTCGCGCTATAACATCTACAGCGACACGGAATACTGATGCGCATCCCTCTCACCAGCGGTGCGTATCAGGCGCAGAGCGTCATTGCGAACGCGCAGCGCAGCGATATGGAATATTAGGATAGCTAATGTATAGCGGTTTCCTGATGTATACTTATCCAATTAACTTTGGAGGTGTACATGGTCGCTTCAATTGATATTTCTGGCAAAAAGTTTGCCCGCTGGACAGTTCTTTCATTTCATGGGTCTGTCAACAAAAAACGGATGTGGAACTGCATCTGTGAGTGCGGCACGGAAATGAAGGTGAATGGGACATCCCTAAGAATGGGGGTCTCAAAATCATGTGGATGTCTCAGCGCAGATAACGTAAGGACGCGCTTGACGAAGCACGGAATGACCAAGCATCCGCTATTTGGCGTATGGAAGGGAATGCTGTCGCGTTGCAACAATCCCCATGCCAAGTCATTCCCTGACTATGGCGGCAGGGGCATAAAAGTCTGTGACAGGTGGTTAGATTTCAAGGCATTTCACGACGACATGATCGATGCGTACGGACCCGGCATGACGATCGAGAGAAAAGATAACGAAGAGGGTTATTCGCCAGGAAATTGCACGTGGATACCAAAAGCCGAGCAAAACAGGAATCGACGGTCGGTAATTTTCATCGATACGCCAGTAGGTCGACTCTCAATATCCGATGCTGCAAGAGTTGCCGGTGTGAGTTGGTTTGCCATCAGCAATAGGGTTAAGAAGGGTTGGTCCATTGAAACTATTCTTTCACCTGCGAGAGGGAAGTAGATGCGAATTCCTTTGACCAGTGGGGCATACCAGGCACAAAGCGTAATAAGTGAAGCCCAAAGGTCGGTCAACCTGTACGGTGAAGCGAACCCGCAGGACGCGCCGTGTCCGTTCACGTATTACCCGACGCCGGGCCTGACGCTTGTCTCGACGCCGCCGGTCGCAGGGGAAAGCCGCGGCATCTACACGGCGAGCAATGGCAAACGGTACGAGGTCGTGGGCGATGGCATCTACTCGGTAGCGGATGACGAGACGTACACGCAACTCGGCTCGCTGACGACTAACTCCGGCCCGGTGTCGATGGTCGATAACAGCCTCGACATGTTCATCGTGGATGGCAGCGTATCTGGATTCACGGTCAACCTCACCACGAACGTGCTGTCGGCGGTCACGGACCCTTCGTTTCTCGGTGCCGACAAGGTTGATTTCGTCGATACGTTCTTCGTCTTCAACCGTCCCGATACGCAGCAGTTTTACATCGGTCTATCGAACAGTACCGGCTTCGATCCGCTCGATATCGCGGCCAAGTCGACCTATTCGGACAAGCTAGTGACGCTGGCGGTGATGCACCGCGAGATATGGCTGTTCGGCGCGCTGACGACCGAGGTCTGGTACAACACCGGCGCCTCGGATTTCACGTTCGGCCGCATGCCGGGCGTGTTCATCGAGCACGGCTGCGCGGCGAAACACTCAGTCGCGAAGATCGATCTTGCGCTCTTCTGGCTCGGGAGTGACCTTCAGGGGCAGGGCGTCGTGTACGCCGGCCGTAATTACCTGTCCGAGCGCATCTCGACGCATGCGATCGAGCAGGAAATCGCTACCTACGCGCGGATTGATGACGCGATCGGCTTCTCCTACCTGCAGAACGGCCACGCGTTCTACTTTCTGACGTTTCCGACCGCGAACGTGACGTGGTGCTTCGATGTCGTCACGTCGCAGTGGCACCAGCGCGCGTTTCTCGAAGCGGATGGGACGCTGAGCCGGCACCGCGCGAACTGCTATTCGTTCAATCAGGGGCGTTGCCTGGTCGGTGACTGGGAAACCGGGCTCGTCTACCATTTCGACCTGAACGCTTTCACCGACAACGGCGTGACGATCGAATATATCCGCGGTTTTCCGCACATTTCGGGCGCCGACGGTAACCGCGTGCTGTTCCGCCAGTTCATCGCGGATATGGAGGTTGGAAACGGCCTTCCTGACGACTCAGACAGTCCTGAAATCCGGCTGCGCTGGAGCGATGACCGCGGGCGTAGCTGGGGTAACTGGGTCGTGGCGTCGCTTGGCAAGGTCGGCGAGTACCTGACATCGATCCAGTATCAGCGGCTCGGCTACGCGCGCGATCGCGTGTTCGAACTGTCGTGGTCGGCACCGGTCAAGACCGCGCTGAACGGCGCATTCGTTGACGTTTCGCGGGCCCGCACATGAGCGATGTGAACGCGACCAACGCGAACATGCCGAATCCCGGCGTGCCGTTTCTGGACGGCTCCGGGCGCATCAGTCGGGTGTGGTGGGCGTTCCTGCTGTCGCTGTTCCAGCGATCGGGAGGCGTTGGGCCGGCGCCGGTACCCGGAATCACGCTTGACGACGTGTTCGCGATCGAGCAGACGTACGGCATGCCGCCGCCGCCCGCCGACCGGCTTCTGGAAATGATCTTCGCGCCGGCCGTAGCTGTTTTGCCGGTCGCCAACCAGACCTTCGTGAACGGTACCGACTTCACGCCAGGCACGACCACGGCGTTGACGCTTGGCAACTCTTTCGCGTCCGCATCCCAGCTATGGGTGTTCTTCGATGGCACGTTCCAGGGCGATGACCAGTATTCGCTAAGCGGCACGACGCTGACATTCACGGACGTGATTCCGGTAGGCGTGAGCAAGGTCTACGTCAAAGGATTGAGATAAGCATGCAACGTATCCCGGTTGTTATCCAGTCAGCGCAACTGACCACATCGGCGGCCACCTATTACACGGCGCCGTCCGGCGTGACCGCGACCATCAACAATCTTTCTTTCACGAACACATCTGCGAGCCCCGTGGCGGTCACGCTGTACCGCGTGCCGAGTGGTGGTTCGCCTTCAGCCGCGAACTCGATCATGTCGGCATTCTCACTGGCCGCCGGGCAGACGTACGTTCCGCCTCAGGCGATCGGCCTGCAACTGTCGCAGGGCATGACGCTTCAGGCGCTCGCAGGAACCGGAGCCGTGGTGACGATCGCCGGCGGCGCTTATGAAACCTCGGGAAGCTAAATGAAGAATTTCCATTTCCTCGCCAATGGCGTCGACGTCAATCCGCTGATGCTGGCAATCCGCCGTCGGCCGGACCTGTGGAAAGAGGACACGTTCCTTCGCCACTACCCGCAGGGACCGTTTGGCGAGACGGAAACGATCATGCTCCGCTTTCCCGAGAAGGTCGAAGGGCTCACCGAGGAACAGATCGACGCGTACAAGGCCAATCAGCTTGCGGGATACGACCAGTACGAAGCGATCGACTACCCCGCGTACAAGGTGCTGCACGAAGCTCGACCGCTTGTTATGAACCTGATGGCGCGCGTCGGCGGCGAACGGCTGGGCCGCGTGATGATCAACAAGATTGTCCCGGGCGGACAGATCTTCGCGCACGCCGACACGCCGGAGCAGACGCGCTACTACACGCGCTTTCATGTCGTTTTGCACGGCCTTCCCGGCGCGATCCTGAAATGCGGCGACGAGCAGATCAGCATGAACACTGGCGAATGCTTCTGGTTCGATAACAGCCAGATTCACGAGGTCATCAACAACAGCGCTGGCGAGCGCGTTTCGATGGTCGTCGATATCAGGACCTCGCGATGATGGGCGTCGCGTGCGGGCCATACATCGACCAGCTTCTGCCGCAGGGCGTGATCACGTTCGCCATTGAGCCGTTCTCATCGGTATACGGTGAATTGCTGCCGCTGCTCGAGCAGCACTACGGCGAGATTTCGACGCACAAGGATCACGGCGTGCCGCTCGAACCGCTTGTGAATGTGTACCGCGCGCGCGAGGCCGATGGCTCGCTGGTGATGGTCATCGGCAGGGACATGGGCCAGATCGTCGCGTACTTCGTCTGCTTCGTGGCGCCGGGTCTGCACTACGCCTCATGCCTCACATGCTCACCGGACATTTTCTATGTCGCGCCGGAACGCCGCAAGGGTATGGCCGGTATCCGCATGTTCCGGTTTATCGAGAAGGAACTGAAGCGCCGCGGCGTGAAGCGTTGGGCGGTCGGCAGCAAGGTTGCGCACGACGCGTCGGCGCTGTTCCGGTTCCTCGGCTTCGAGCCGGTTGAAACGACTTACGAAAAATGGCTATAGGGGATTGATATGGTCGCAGCAGCAATCGGGATAGGCGCGGCAGCAACCGTGGCCGGGTCGGCCATATCGTCCAGCGCCTCAAAAAGCGCCGCCAATACGCAGGCGCAGGCCGCCGAGGACGCCGCGCATCTGCAGAACGATCAGTTCAACCAGACGCAGGCGAATCTGTCGCCCTTCATCCAGCTCGGTTCCGGCAATATAAATTCGTTGCAAAGCGCGTTGAATAATCCGATTTTCAACCAGCAGTTCAGCGCGCCGACCGAGGCTCAAGCGCAGCAGACGCCCGGCTATCAGTTCACGCTCAATCAGGGCTTGAAGTCGGTGCAGAACAGCGCAGCCGCACGCGGGCTGGGTTCGTCAGGCGCGGCCATGAAAGGCGCCTCGTCCTACGCAACCGGTCTTGCCGATTCGACCTACAACGACGTATTCAATCGCGCGCTGTCGACGTTCAACACCAATTACGGCAATGCATCGAGCAATGTGAACCGGCTGGCCGGCGTGGTGGGGAGCGGACAGAACGCGGCGGCAGGGCTCGGCGCGCTCGGCGCGCAGACCGCAGGCAATATCGGCAACACGATTCAAGGGGGCGCCAATGCGTCGGCGGCCGGCACGATCGGCAGTGCGAATGCCATCAGCAATGGCCTGAACGGCATCGGCAGCAACGCGCTGACGGCTGGCTTGCTGGTCAACAACGCCAGCGGCGGCGGCGGGTCATCCGCTGCAATGACGCCCGGCAGCAACGGCTTCGGCTTCTCGGTATAGGAAAAGAAAATGCCCATCGATAGCTCGATCGCCCTGAACGCCAACGCACCGAAGCCGACGAATCCGCTTCAGACCGCGCTTAGCGTCGCACAGTACCGCCAGTTGAACGCCGCCGGCCTCGCTCAGCAACAGCAGCTCGACGCGAATAAAGCAACATCGTCGGCATACCAGCAAGCCACCGACCCGACCACAGGTGCCGTCGACAACAACAAACTCGTCGGCATCCTCAGTCAGGACCCGGCCGCCGCGTACAACCTGCCGCAAGTCATTCAAGGCATCAACACACAGAAGCAGCAGCAGCAGACGCTGCAAACCGGCCAGCTTGACCAGTCGATCAAGGCACAGACTGGTCTGCGCCAGGGACTCGGCAGTCTGCTGACGAAGCCCGACCTGTCGCCTCAGGATGTCCAGGGATTCGCCACGACGCAACTGCAAGCTGGTGCGATCACGCCTCAGGTCTACCAGGCCGAATTGCAATCGATGCCGCAAGATCCGCAACAGCTTCGCCAATGGGTATCGCAGCACTACATGTCGGCGCTCAGCGGTGAGACTCAATTGCACGCCATGCTGCCGCAATACGCGCAGATCAACACTGGCCCGGCGACGGTCGCGGTCAACCAGAACCCGATGGCGGCCGGCGGCGGTGTCGGCACGGTCGGCTATACGGTGCAGAACGGCCTGTCGCCTTCCGATGCTGCGAGCCCGGTCACGGTCAATGCGAACGGTCAGCCGACCATGATCACGAAGGCGCAATTCGCTGGCGCGCAGGGTCAACCGCCGCTGCCGCAAGGGACGCCGGGTGCGGCTCCCGCCGCTCCGGCCACTCCCGGCCAGCTTCCCGGCGGCGGGTTCTCCGCTGCGCCCCCGCTCGGCGCCGACAAGATCGCGGGCGACGCTGCAACGCGTTACGGCAACCTGCAGCAGGCCGCAAGTCAGGCAAAGCCGCTCATGCAGACCTATGACCTCGCGGCAGACAACCTGAAAAGCACGATCGCTGGTAAAGGCTCATCCGCGGCGCTTAACGTCCCTGCGTTGCTGAACACGTTCGGGATTCAAGCTGGCTCGGATGAGGTCAAGAACAACCAGTTGCTCGTCAACTACCTGAACAGCGCGGCGGATCAGGCGGCATCGTCCTTGGGTCTGTCGGGCAGTGATTCTCGGCTCGCTGCAGCGAAAGCCGGGCAGCCCGACCCGCACAACATGAATGCGCCCGCACTGCTCGAATCGATCCAGCACGTGAAGGGACTTCAGCAGGCATTGCTCGACCGTCAGCAGGCAACGACCAACTTCCTGTCTGCGAACGGCAACAACACGAGCGCGCTGCCGCAGTTCGAAACGAAGTGGAACCAGTCGTTCAACCCTGACGTGTCCTATATCCGGTCCCTTGGAGATCCGGCAGAGCAGCAGGCCGCGATGCAGAAGCTGAAGGCATCCGGCAAGCTCGGGCAATGGACGAAGGACTATCAGGCGATGAAGGCGCTCGGGGCATTCTGATGCCGAACGTTCAGGGGTTCATCCAGCAATACGCACCGGTCGCGGCCCAGGTGTCGCAGCAGATCGGCGTCGCTCCGGATGTCCTGCTAGGTCAGTGGGGCCTGGAAACCGGATGGGGCAAGTCGGTTATCCCCGGCACGAACAACCTCGGCAACATCAAGGGGCCCGGCGTCTCAGCGACGGACAACCAGACCGGCTCGAGCGATCAGTATCGTGCCTATGCCTCTCCTCAAGACTTCGGCAACGACTTCGCAAGCCTCATTGCGCGGCGGTATCAGGGCGCTGTCGGTACCGGTGGCGATGCCAGCGCATACGGCAACGCTCTGGCGAAGGGCGGCTATGCAGAGGATTCTGGCTATGCAAACAAACTGGCCGGCGCGGTCGGAATGGTGAGGAAGTTCGGGGACGCGATTGCCTCGGCACTCTCCGGGACTGCGAATGCATCGGAACTGAGCCCGCAGAATGGTGCGCCCGTTATCTCGGCTACTGGACAACGAATCATGCCGCAGCAAGCAAAACCGCAGGCCGCGCCGGCTGCCGCCGCGCCTGCAGCATCGACCGGCGATCCGCTACTCGATATGGCGAACGCAGTG